AGTACGGAGAAGCAATATTGCCAGACCATAATTCTACCGCACCTGTATGGGTGTATTACCGCGCACCATTCCCAGAGTATGCAAGTGGAGCAAGTGACTTTCCATATGTATTTAGCGAATATGCGGTAACGGGGGCAACTGGCGATTGGTTGCAGACAGACGGGCAGGGTGACAAAGCACAAGTTTTATACCAACAAGCAGAAGCAATTTTACAAAGCGAGTTGGACAAGCTCGAAAGACAAGAGCGGCAAACAACTCCTTTACAAATAATTACGTACGGAACAACTGCCGTTAGTTCGGCATAAAAGGAACAAACATTATGGCATCAGAATACAGAGGTTTAGGACTAAATGGAGGTGAGTACATCAATGATACTGCGGTTCATACAGGCAAATGGTTTGCGATCCAAGCAACAGAAGCAACTGTACTTGCAGCACAGGCAAGTAACATTACAAACTTAGATGATATCTGCACAGGACAGGATGCAACTGAGCTTGCTGCCGGAACTGTACTGTACGGAAACTTCACAAGCATCGACCTTACAAGTGGTGCTGTAATAGCCTACAATATCTAGGATGGGAAGTTCGGCCATATCACTTGGTCTTGGACTAGGTGGAGGTAAGTCTGCGACTAGTAGTGGCAGTTCTGGTGGTGGAGGTACTCCATTCGCAAACCAATACAGCGTAAGCTTTGATGGCACGGATGATAGTATGTCTACGGCATCTTCGTCCGCATTTGCGTTTGGCACATCTGGATTTTCAATTGGTTTATGGTTTAACAGTAATGGAACATCAAATACTAATATTTTTGATTTTAGAAGTTCAGGGGGTAGTCTTTTAGTTCCGTCATTGTGGTTGAGAACGAATGGTGGAAGCTCCCATATACGCTATTATGTTCAAGGCAATGGAGGATATAAAGTAAATTGCTACGACAATCTGAACACAGGCACTTGGTATCATGTTCTTATTGCTGGAAACGGCACAACCACAAGCATTTATTTAAACGGCAATAGTACGGCAGTCGCAAGTGGCAGTGATAATACCAATTACGAAGGCGCACCTCTGACTATTGGGAAGTATTTCGGGAACAATTCATATACATGGAACGGTTTGATCGATGAGTTTGCGGTTTGGGATGCTTGCCTCGATGGCAATGATGCTAGTGCTATTTATAATAGTGGAACTCCAAACGACTTAACAGATGCAGGGAGTTACAATACGGATCGAACATCGAATTTGGTGGGGTATTGGAGAATGGGTGAAAACGATGGTGGAACAGGCACTACTATCACAGATCAAGGAAGCGGAGGCAATGACGGCACACTAACCAACGGGCCAACCTTTTCAACCACAGTACCATCTTAATAAATTATGAGCAGAAAATATGTAATAATAAATGCGGACGAAGTAGACTCCGTTGATTTTAGCCAAGTAGACGAGACAAGTGCCGATACAGTTCGTTACAATGTAGCTGGCACGCAAACATTTGTTAAGTTTGACACTGACACAACACCTTCATTCTTGGATGGTAAAACGCAATACTCCCATTCTGAAATACTCACCATTCTAGCAACTGACGAGTGGACTGACCCAAACTTCCCACCTGAATGATTTACACTGCTATAGTCCTTGTTCTTATCTGCATGACTTCGTGCAGTTTGCGCTCTACCTACCCTCTAATGGGAGGATTGGCTGGAGGTGCAGCCGGATCTTTAGGTGGCCCGGTAATAGGTGGACTCTCCGCTGGTGCTGGAGTACTTGCTGGCGAGGCACTCAAAAACAAGGATGCCCTCATCGAAGCAGAAGAAACCATAGAGGCGCTATCACACGGGGATGTATCTGCCTTGGTCGCTCAAGGTATGGAGGAACATAAAACAGGCTTTGAGAAATTTACCAGCACAATCAAAAGTATCCTTATTGGAGCAGCAGTATTACTTGGTGGCTACCTTGCCATACCCATATTTATTGCCAAACGCACTGCCCGTCAATGCTCCCAAACTGAAGCAATTAAACACGCTACTCGCGCACCATTCCCTGTAAAACCACCCTCCCGTAAACCATGAGAAACTTAGAAATATTACGTGACAAGTTCTTGGACATGTCGAAGAAAGGCAAAATGTTAACCATATTCGTAGGACTTGTCGTTGGCATCATCATATTAGATTGGTTGTTCTAATGATAGACCGTACTGCAATTCTTGGCATGAGTGGTACAGTTGCCACCTTTGGTCTGGCACACCTGGATGACTTATTTGGATGCATTGCAGGTATCATCACTATTGTTTACATGGGTAGAAAACTCTACCTAGAAATCAAGAACAAGTGAATGGCACGTTATCGTACATCAGGTAGATTGGATGACCAAGTTCTTACAGACGGAGATCGTGGATTTCGTGGTATTGATTCATACCAAGAAGCAACAAGTTTAGAACCGGGCTTCGTACAGACAAGTGAGAATATGCGCTTGATTGGTGACCTTGCAGAGGTACGCAAAGGTATAGATTTTCTAGCAGGTGCAGTCACACTGACTTACAACGGATCAGACGAGCGTGTATTTGCCAGCACTTTATTCAGCGACCCTGCAACAGGCACAGAGTTTGTAGTTGTGGCAACCAAGACAAAAGCAATCATTTGGAATGATGCAAATAACTCTGGTATCAACATCGATTATCCTGGTAGTGAAGTAGTGGCAGAAGCAGATGGGGCGAGCTTTGTACAGTCACTTGAGAAGCTAATTTTATTTCGTGGTAAAAATAAAACACCACTTGAATGGGATGGAAATTTTAGCAGTCCTACTGACTTTGTAGTTAAAGCAAATGGAAGTCCAGGTGCTGGGCGCATACAATGTCCAAACACAGATTATGGTGTATTCTTTCGCAATCGCTTAATCATTCCACAACCCACAGATAGTAACTATTCAATTATCATGTCTGACTTATTAGACACCGATAATTACTACGCTGCTGACTCACAATTTAGAATAAATAAAGGAAGTGCAGATTTTCTTGTAGGCTTTTATCCATACCAAGAAGATCAGTTAATCGTGTTCATGCGTAATAGCATCCATATGATTAACAACATTGCCACAACAAGCGCAGCTAACACTTACGAGATTACAAGACAGCATGGATGTGTGGCACGCAAATCAATCGCACAGTCTGGCCCACAAACATTCTTCCTGTCAGATAATGGGGTCATCGTCTTGTCACCTGGTACAGACCCTGCCAAGGGACTTGGAGTAGCTATAAGTAAAGTAAGTGGCGAAACCATACCCATGACCAGACCCATACAGGATCAGTTTGATGAGGTTAACTTTGCAGCAGCAGATACTGCATGTGGTATCGTGTATAACAACTCTTACTATCTTGCCGTACCCACAGGTAGTTCAACAGTACCTAACAAGATTTTCGTGTTTAACCTGCTTACATCAACATGGACTAGTGTTGACTCCTACCCAGCAATGTCAGGTAGCTTGGCATTTCATGTGGATGATTGGGTAATTTGCTCGCATGGATCTGCACCAACAAGGCGTAGATTATTCGCATGTAATGACACAGGATTTTACCTCATGGAAGAAAACTCCATAGATGATTCTGGTCGCAAGATAGGAAGTACATCTGAGTCCGGCACAACTGCAATTGCAGGTAAACTTGTCACACGTTCCTACACCCTTGGAGATATTAGTGTGAAGAGTTGGAAGCGTGGACAACTAGGTGCAAACACAGTAAACCAAGATGCATTTAATATTAAGGTCAACACACTAGATCCAGATGCAAGCACCACAGTATTAAGCCATACAGCAGATGGCACAGAAGAAGCACTCTTCCGCTTTGGTACGGGTCGTACCCGTGGGTATGGCGCAGAAGTAGAAATCAATGTCACAGCAGGCAGACCAAGCTTTAGACATGTTAGCTTGGAAGCAATTGGGGTGGGGGCAGCAGCAAGAAGGGAAGTTGCATAGATGACAATTACTGCAACAGTTACACCGGGCTTTACATACGCAACAGGTGTGGATATTTCGTCCACCAATTTAAACCAACTAGGCAGCCCAACTGTTACGATTAATGAAATTAGTGGAACAATAATGACACTAAAATCATATGATCTAGCTGCCGTTCCAAGCGCTAGTCCAGCCGGGCAAATGATTTACGTAGCAGATGGAAATGCAGGTGCAGCAACAGTCGCAGTATCTGATGGATCTGCATGGAAAGTGGTCGCATTAGGAGCGACAATTAGTACATGAATATATTAGAACGAGCAAAGGAATTTTACGATTCAACTAAAGGCGATATGTTCAAGGATTTAAGTGCGTATGCAGCCTATGGGTATGTATTTATTACACCACAAACCATGTTACTTGGAAAAGCAGTACGGACAGATACAGACATACATCCAGATGAGCAATGGGGAGTAGTCACACCAGATGCATGGTATGTCCGAACAGCAATTGGAGATGATGCAATATCCGAGTTCATTAACCGCATACCCTATCCACTATCTTTTGTTGGATGGATGAGGCATTTAAAAAAACAACCAATAAAATGGTACGACTTTAATCGAATTAATCGGAGGAAATAAAAATGGGAGGAGGAACAACATATCAAATGCCTGCGCAGCCAAGTTATGGCGAAGGCATGGCAGACGCACTTAAAGCACAGGTACAATTACTTACAGGCACAGGAGACTTTAAAAGTACAGGTTCACTTGAATCTTTACTTCCACTCGAAGAATCGATTCGTAAGAAGACTGCACAGACAGACACAGATATACTGAAGCAGACTTTGCTAGGTGGTGATAGAACATCTGAAGTAAAGCAGAATAAAGATGGTAAATTCTTCATACCAAATGGAAAAGTAATAGATGGCGCAGGCAGTAGGTATCAACAGGTTGAGATTGATCCAGGACAAAGGGCAACAGCATTTAAAGAAGATGCGACTTCAGAGGAAAAATTAAACGGAAGGTCTCCAACTTATGGTATTCTTGACACAAAGACAGGCGGCATTACTAAAAGGACGGGTGGACTACCAACGCAATTGAATGAGCAAGGTGAGGAATATACCTATACTAAGAAAAAAAGTTTACTTGATACAAGATGGAAAGCAACAGCCGCACATAATACTACTCTTTTAGATGAAGTAGGCACTTCGTATACAGATATTAAAACAAAAATATCTGATGCAGGTGGTGACGAAGATATCAACCTAACTGACTATACATTTCAAAAACAAACAAGAGGTGATGGCATGGTTGACTTGCTTGGTGACAAGCGAGGCGTGCAAAACACAGTTGCGAAACCAGACTACGCATCATACATAAAAGAAAATAAGGATCAAATGGATCAATTTACTGCTGCTCGTCAAGCAGGAGACACACGTACAATTGAAGAGTTTGGGGAAGATCATTATAAGGCATTTGGTAAAGCAGAAGGCAGGGAACTACCTACAACCTACGAACAAGAAGACTCAGGCAGACAAGCTGGATTTGATGAGAGTGGTAACTTCTTAGGTTTATCTGCGTATGGCGAGGATATCCAAGCAGGTAACTTATCTCGTCAAAGAGAGCGTGATTTAAAGGATGTTGCTCGTTTATCTGGTACATACCAGGACATCATGGAAGATTACAAGCCCGGCACTCAGGAAGCACTTGAGTCTGCTAGAGAAGTACTAGAGGGACAAAAAGATTCACTTACGGGAGCAGGGGCAATTGGTGGGCCACAAGGTATAACTGATCCGCTATCACTAGAAAGTAAAGGCTTTGACGCAGCACAAAATACCACAGCAGTTGACTTAGCAGGGGATACTTCTTTTACAGGTGCAGAGGTTGCAGACCCGATGTCGTTAACTGCAAAAACAGGGTATGATGAATTAGCAGATATAACCGGGCAAAAGCTAACTGCTGGCACAACATACAACCCAACCGCAAATGTCACAGGTAGTGGTTACACCGCAGCACAAGCAGCAGACCCATTAGCATTAAGCGCAGCCACATCTTACACTCCAAGCGCTGGAGTAACAGGAAGAGGTTATAGTGCAGTTGCAGGGTTAGATGGTGGACGTATACAAGCAGATAGTTTGCGTGCTAGATTAATGAAAGATGCAGAGGCTGGACTTGACCAAGGGCTTACTGATCGTGAGGAGCGCCAAATTGCAGAGGCTGCTCGTGCAAGATCCACCATGATGGGCAGAACATTTGACCAGTCAGGTACAATTGCAGAGGCAGAGGCAAGGGTTGCTGAAGACAACGCACGTAAAATGCAAAGCCGAGCATTTGCACAATCTGCACTTGGACAAGAAGCAGGGTTACAACAGTCTGACTTAGGGCGTGGTTTACAAGCTGCCATGCAAAACCAAGCAGCACAAAATCAAGCACTTCAGTATTCTTCTGGGCAAGACATGCAAGCACAACTTGCAAATCAAGCTGCAAGTAACCAGGCATTACAAGCTGGTATGGCAGCAGGTCTGAGCCAAGAAGCATTAGCTGCACAACAAAAGCAAGCTCAGTCGTTTGCAAATCAACAAGCAAGTAACCGAGCATCCGAGTTTGGTTCTTCTCAAGCACTCAACGCTGCACTTGCAAACCAACAGGCAAGTAACCGAGCAGCAGAATTTGGTGTGCAGGCTGGACTAGGACGGGAACAAGCACAGGCAGGCTTTGCACAGCAAGCTAATTTAGCAAACACAGCAGCAGAGCAACAAAGGCGAGAAAGTGGTTTGCAAGCTGGTCTAAACCAAGAGCAGTTGCAAGCAAACATGGCACAGCAAAAAGCAATGGCAGATGCTGGATTTACCCAACAAGCTCGTGCAATGGCATTGGAGGCTGGACTCACGCAAGAACAAGCAGAGGCACAACTTAATCAGCAACGATTAATGGCTAATCAGCAGTTTAGCCAGGAGGCAAATAAGTATGGTGCGCAAGAGGGCATGCAAGTTCAGCTAAACAACTTAGCTAACCAAATTTCCAATTACCAATTTGAGACAGGCGCGCAAATGGATGCGGATCGCTTGAATGAACAACTCAAGCAGTCAGGTATTCTTGGTTACATCCAAGCTGCTGGTGGACTTGCAGCATTAGAAGACCAATCCACCCTCGATCCATTCCAAGCAGTGTTGGGCAGAGGAGGAGGAGGTAGCTTGCAAGCCGGGCAGTCTGTATTTGGACAGGCAGGCTACGGACTTAATTCAGGCCCACAATATCTTAACCCAGAGAGTGGATTAGGATACATACAGAACCAAGCAACTAATGCTGCCAATATGTACAACGCAAATGTTGCAGCAGATGCAACTAAGACTGCTGGTTTATATAGTGGACTTGGTTCGCTTGGTGGTGGATTGCTTGGTGGAGCAGGTGCTGCTGCAAGTGGTGGAGCTACATTACTTGGTGGATTCTGCTGGGTAGCGAGAGAAGTATATGGCGAGCATAATCCAGCATGGTTATTATTCCGCAAGTGGATGCTCAATGATTCACCATCATGGTTTAGGGCAACCTACATAAAATACGGAGAACGCTTTGCAAACTTTATATCAGATAAGCCAAGGCTAAAAGCACGCATCCGCAGATGGATGGATTCAAAAATAGGGAGATAAAATATTATGGCAAGAAAACCATTCTTTAGCGGAAATTACGGATCAGCGCTGGCACGGGTCGATACTCGACCCATTATGGAAGCCGGGCGTGCGCAAGGCCAAATGTTTGCCAACATGGGGCAACAGATTGGTGGCATGATTCAGCAATATGGGCTTAATAAGGAGAAGCGTGCAGAACTTACAGGTGAGATTGAGGGCATGCTTCCGCAATACATGGATTCATTTACTAGCACAGGTAATGAGGTAGATGATAAAAAGAATTTCCAAAGACTAGAAAAGTTTAGCAAGGGAGATATGAGTATGGCAGACCTTAAAGGTTTAGCTGGCGAGCTTGCTATGAAGGATAAGGTTGAGGCTAGGGCTGCGCAGAATGAAGCACGTGCAATTGCCAACGAGATGGGTAGAGTTAATCTTGATATAACTAATCAATTAAAAGATACACAGATACAACTAGGAAAAGATAAAGGTATTCTTTCTGATATAAATACTAAAGTTGCGAAAATGAGAGAAAGGGGACTCACTAAGGAAGAAGAAAACATGTTAAAGAAACTTGATCTTCTTGGTAAGCAAACAGATGCAGCATCAGATAATTTGGACTACAAAACAGACGCAGAAAAGCAAGCGGCTTTACTTAGCTCTGCAAAAAGTAGAGCTGGCATTAAATTAGTTGACCCAAGAGCTAAAGCTACGGAAGCAGCACTCACAACCTCTTTAATGACAAATGAACAGAAACAGAATCTTATGCCTGGTGACACAAGCCTAGCAATTAAAAAGCAAGAACTCGATTCTAGAAAAATCGATGGTGAAAACTTTTTAATTGATGCATTTGGTGGTGCAAAGGGTAAATCGAAGTTTGACTACCGAGGTGAAGAACTAAAAAGGGAAAATTTTGAAAAAGGATTGGAGTACTTAGGTGCAAGAATTGATTATATTAAATACCTATCAACCGCAAAGAATGTTCCTATTGATACTAAAAAGCAATATGCATCTCTTGTTTCACACTCTGGTAAAATATTAGAGACTACTGTTGAAGATCCTGAAACAGGCAATCCAATCACATTTGAAAAATATATGGAAATAGCAAACGATGGTGATGCACGCTATCCATTAAAAGGTGATGGTTCTGGTGCAGCAGGTGTATTGTATGGCAACTATTTAAGCGCACAAAAACAAATAATCGATTTTGGAAAAACCATACAAGTACAAGTTGATGATGGGCAAGGTGCAGGAGGTAGCCCAGCACCTACGGGGTCAACAATGGATGTTGGTAATATGCAACCGCAGCAAGCAAAGAAAGCCTTGCAAGATCGCATAGGAGAACTTCGTAGACTTGGGTCAGATATTAACGCACAAAGGCAGCAGCTTGGGCAACCTGGGCAATTTAATCCTATTGGTATGGGTGGCAATTTTAGACCGACTCAAGTCCCACAAACTGTTGATTACATACAGCAACAACGTGGCGCATTAACTCAACAAGAAGCACAAAGAAAACTTGATCTTGCGGAAGCCGAGGCACAATTGCAAGACTTACAAAATCAATTCGGAGTAAGATAATGGCAATACGCACAATGTCACTTGGT